GTAACCGTGCACGACGCACCAGGCGTCAGGCCAGTCAGGCGCTTTCGGGCATAACCGCCTCCCGATCCGCCGCCGCCTGGAATACCCGACACCGACCCCCAAGAGCCGGACCCCCCGCCCCACACCTCGACGTCTAGCGTGGTGACACCGGTTGGCACGGTGAACGTGCCCGAGCTGCTGACCGTCTGCACCCCATGCGGGATGGCACCGATCAGCGCCTTGATCGCCGCCGCGACCTGGTTGAGCACCGTCCCCGTCGTGTCGGCGGTAATGCTCGCCGCCGCCAGGACCGCCATCAGCTCTTCCTGGAGCATGTTGACGAACCAATAGCGAAGCCGCGTCGCCGCCGAGATGCCCGGCACCGCGGGACCGAAATACCCGGTCGTTCCGGTCAGCGTCGGCGGCGCCGGCAGCGAGGCTACCGCCGTCGGGTCGATGATTCTCTGCATGAAAACTTCCAGTCAGGAGAAGACGAAAAGCACCTGCGTTCCCGCGGGCGCGTCTTGGGTGATGCGGCACACCAGCTCGCCGGCGTCATAGGTCTCCAGCGGATCGTCCACGCTGGAGTCTTCGACAGAAAAATAGAAAGTCACGATCTCCGGTGCGTTCACCTGCCAGATGAACGCCCACTCCGGCTCGTAGAGTGCTTCGTCGCAACTCATGTCTACGGCGAACGGTGCGAACTCGGTAATGGTCACCGTGAAGCCGAGCGCCGCCGCCATGTTGACGAAGTAGGCCGTGGTCAGCGCGCCACGCGCGCCCCATTTCGCACGCACCGCGGCCTGGCGCTGCTGGACCGAGGGGTTCGCCGCGGTGCACGGGTCAGGCAACCCTAGCGAGTTCTCCCATTCCACCAGCAGATTCTCAGTCGTCGCCGGGCTCGCATCGATCAGCACCTGCGCCGCTGCCGCCGTGCTGCGGGTATAGGTCGGCGCCAGCGCCAGCATGACGGCCGAGAGAGTGGACGCCGGGTCGCGGCGCCAGACGCGGCCCCGAGGCAACAGCCGCAGCATCGCCTGCTGATAGTCGGCGTCGCCGAACGCTGGAGGGAGCGCCATCAGGGATACGTGACCGTTCCGAGGGTGAACAGGTAGCCGGCCGCCGACGTGATCGGCCACGACGACGGCGAGGTAATCGCGAACGATGGCAGGCCACCGATGGCGCTGATCGCCGCAGCGCAATCGCTCTGCTCGATCGACGTGGTTGCGAGCGGGCTGTCTTTTTGCAGGAACAGCGTGGTCAGCGCGGCCGAGACAAGGGCCTGCTGCGCCGACGTGGTGCCCGACAAGCCGGCTATGGTGAACGCCTGCGTCGAGGCCTGCGGCGCCACGGCATAGACCAGCATCGTCACCGCGCGCAGCGCATAGAGGTAATTCGCCACCGCGAGCTGATCGCCGGTCGCCGCCGTGTCGCGCGTTTCAAGCGCCGCGACGCCATTCGTTCCTTGCGGAAAGCCGCCATAGGCGGCCTCCGCCACGTCCATCATAAAGTAGACCGTGACGGTGCCAGCGCCGGCGATCCACGGCGCGCACCAGGCCCGGGTGACGCCGGTCACCTGCAACGCCCAGGTCACGAAATCGGCCATGTTGCCGCCATGCGGGGGCGCCGCGTAGCTCTCCTGCATGCGGCCCCGCATCGGGCCGTCCTGCTCCAGGTCAGCGCCGCCGGTGATGGCGGCCGTCGCCGCGCCGGTCGCGTTGATGCCGCCGATCGACACGCCCAACTCCAGCGGCGTGCCGCTATCGGTGTTGCCATTCGAGCCCGCCACCAGCGCAACCACGGTCACAGCGACCGATCCGCCGCCGCCAACCGTCGCGTCCGCCGCCGTGGCGTACTGGACGCCATCGCCCCGGCTGCAAACCGTCCCAGCCGGCAGCGGCGTGTTGACCACGCCCGGCCAGGCCGCCGGGCCAGAGGCGAAGGTCGGCGCCTCGCGCAACACCGGGGTCGGCGCCATCGCCGCCCACCCCTCCAGGAACTCGCCGGTCGAGGTGAACGGGGTTGATTGCAGCGAAATCCAGTCGAGAAAGCCGTAGTGCAAATTTGCAAGCCCAGCCTGGACCCACGCGAGGACGCGCAGCACGGCCCGGCGCAGGAAGCCATCGGCGTTCGGCAGATCGGATGCGGTGATGTCCTGCATCGCCTGAGTGCGAAGCGCAGTCAGGGTCGGTCTTGGAAATGGCACGGGCTAAGATTCCTGCGACCAGGCGTAGCTGTAGAGGTTCGGCACGCCGTTCGCGGTGATGATGACCGTCGCGCCGATGCCACCAGGCCCGGTGAAAAACGGCTGCGCATCCACCGCCGACGCGACGCCATCGGTAATCATCCAGGCGTGGCATTGGATGATCTGGTCGCGCAGCCAGTTCAGCGTGTCTTGCGTGCGCGGCCGGGAGAAAGCCTGGTAGATTTTCGAGCCGATGCGATCGTTCGGAATGACCGCGAGGGTCGGGTCTTCCAGCGCCGCATAGGTGTCGATCCAACAGCCATGCGGGTCGGTGTCGAACACGATGTCGCCGGGATCAACCTGCGCATCGGTGAACATGCTGATGAGGGAAGCCGTCTCCAGGTCGTGCCCCAACTCCAGCCCGGCGCCGAGCATGTTGAGGTCCCCGGTTCCCGTGGCCGGGTCCCAGACGATCCGAATGTCGCCCATCAGGTGCCCGCCTTCGGAGGTCCGCTGGTGCCGCTTCCGGTCTGCACCGCCGTTGTCTGGTGCGTCTGCAGGTTGACCTGGTCGGCGCCCCCATAGCCGGCGATCACGGCGCCGGTGACGTGCAGATCGCCGGCGATCGTCATGGGCTGGCCCGCGCAGTTGACCGAGGGTCCGCCGGCAGTCAGCCAGAAGTAGGCGCCGCGGATGTCGTAGAGCGCGGAATCGCCCAGCCCCAGGTTGCGCAGCCGGTAGCTCTGGTGCCCGTTGGCAATCGCGATGGCCTTCGCCCGGTCACCGTCGAGAAACGCGAGATGCAGGTCCGCCGCGATCGGCGGCGATCCGGTGAAGCCGTAGCTGTAGAGCACCGGTATATTGTCGCGCGTCGAAAGCGCATCGAGCTGCGCCTGCACCGTCTGGACCACGCCGCTGTCATTGACCGCCAGCGTGGAACGGGCCAGGGCGAACGGCACAGGGCGGCGCACCGACTGCGCGCTTAGCTGGCGCTCCAGCGCCGCGACCTTATGCGCGAGCATGGCTACCATCGCTTCAAGAGACGTGCTCACGGCCCGGACGCTCCGTTGGTCGAAGGTGGCGCGGGTGCCTGTGATGTTTGCGGCGAGTTCGCCAACTCCGCGTCGAACAGGTTCAACGGGTTCGGCTCGGGGGTGAACGCATCCGGCGGCATCAGAATCAGGTCGGCATGCGTGCCCGTCATATCCTTGCGGAACGCCACCGAGCCGATGATCCACGTCGCGTTGGAGATGTCGGCCGCCGGCGCGTCGATCGTCGCCAGCCAGTTCGGCGTCCAGAGCATGCCCTTGCTGTCGCGCCAGCTATCGCAGGTGATAGATGCGGCCTGGCTGCGGCCGATGCGACGCGCCTTTTCCCAATTCGCGCGCTGTTTGGCGATCGCGTCGTTGTCGATGGTCTGCTGGCCGGCCGGCGTCGGTGCGATCTGTTCCGAGACGATGATGCGCAGCCGATACTCGCCGAGCGTCGGGTCCAGCACGCTCGCCCGCTGGTTGGCGAGGCCGCCGAGGTCGGAAGTTTGGTCGACGCCCGAATAGACCACCAGGTATTGCGAGAACCGGCCATCGACGGACCGCTCGCCGTTGATCGCCTCGACGTTGCCGGGCACGGCGAAGCCGGAGGCGTGCGTCGTGGTGCCAACGCGGTCCAGCACCAGCCTGCCGATTTCGTCCTCATAGACCAGATACCCGGCATAGCGGGCGACGCTCTCGATGATCTGGTAAGGCGACTCGCCGAGCGGAACCTGGAATGAGGGGATCGCCACGCCGAGGTCCGACACCGCCGATCGCGCGGTGATGCCGTACGCCTTGCAAAGCTTGGTCGCGACATCGAGCGTGTTCGCGCCGTTGATCTGGCCTCCCCGAATGCCCGCGTCGTTGACCAGATCGGCCGCGCAATCCACCAGGTTGCGGGTGATGCCGCGACCCGAGAGCATGACCTGGTGGTTGTGCGCGTCGATCGGGATGGACCGCCGGTCGATCCATCCGGTGATGACCAGGTCCGACCCGATATAGATCAGGCACGGTTGCCCCGGCCGCGTTCCCGCCAGTGCGGCGCCTTGCAGGAACTCGGCGCTCGCGGTCAGCGCCCAGGTGTTCGGCATCGACTCGCACGACCGGCTGATGCTCACATTCTGCCAGCCGACGAAGCGATTGGAGCCGACCTGAATCGTTACGTCATCCGGGCCGGACCCGAGAGATACCACCACGGCTCATCAGCCCGTCACTGCACTTTCGCGGCTGCCGCG